CTGCAACTTGGTCGAAACCATTAGATAAAGAACTACAACAACTTTGTAAGGATGCAGCAGCTGCTAATCTTGCATATATGCAACAGAACACAGCAAACAAAAGATTAGACTTTGAGATCGCAAGATTAAAAAATTGTGGCGAACTAATGAAAGCAGGCATTATGTTTCATCCTAAGTCACAATATGCAAAAGTATGTGCTGATGTTGTTTTAGTGAATCCTCCAGGCACACTACCAGATCACAAACATGAAATTCCTCCTACCAAACACGTTCATGCGAACGGAAAATCATCTGACTTAAAAGATATATCAATCGGTAATAACTAATTTCTTCATTCCATTTTTCTTTAAAATTTGATCTGAGGTAGGTTTATCCTTCTTCTTATTCTTTCCTAATGCTTTATTAACAGCTGTAAATATTTTTTTAATCACAGGTTTTATAACTCTCAATAACAAAGGTGTAGCAGCCGCAGCAGCAGTGGCCACAACTGCAATCGCAGCAGTTGTAGTTACTTGATTTGTTGATGGTAATATCTTTTCTACTATTGAAGTATCTTCATATAAAACTATGCATACTCCATCTTTTAATTCGTGACCAATAACTTTTTCTGTTCCTTTCTGAGTTAGATCACCAACTCTCGGTTGATTAGGTGCAGGGCATTCAACTTCTTTTTTCTCTGGAGTTAGATCACCAGTGTCAGGCACTTCGGGTGCATCAACTTCTGGTGGTGGTGAAACAGGTGGTGGTGGTATTTCTCTTTGAATTATTAATTGTTCTGGTTCATAATCCATTGCATTGAATGATGGATACTCACCATTCGGGCATAAAGTAAAACTTCCCTTTGGATCTTGATTGACAAGATCTTTATCAAAGGGAAGTCCTGATATATGATTTTTATTGTCTCTATGCATCTCAACGCAACCTGGCATATCCACAATAGGAAAACCAAGTTGCAATGTGACAGGCACATGTATGTCTTGAATAGTCGTTGGTTGTATCAACCAAGTTCGGACTTGATTAATATTAATACCAGATACTCCTATCTCAGGTATCGAGTCGTGACTCAAGGATTGCCTCCTTAATTACATTCTTAAGTTCCTTTCTTTTCTTTCTACCGAGACCAGCAGAAGAATCAATTTTTACCTTGACCCAATACAGACCAATGAGAACTAATGTAAATGGAATTGCATCTACCCATGAGATTTCATTCCATGCATCAACTACATTTAATACTGCAAACATAATTTAGAATGGTAAAGCAGGCCCTGTTGCATCAGGTAATGATGGTAAAGGCACACTTGGTAGAACTGATTCTATGACCTTACTTTTAACGTCCTCGATGATTGCATCCTTCCGTACATATACATAACCAGCAGTACCCACGACGGCGAGAGATACAACACCACTAGCAATAGCGATTCCATTGACAATTTTCTGTAACATAATTTTTAATTGTTGTCATTATTTAGATCGGTTCTGTGTTGCCATGTTTGACCACTATCAGAACCTATACATGGATTGATACATTTGACCACTCCACTATGATTATATTTAAAGATCTGATTACATACTAACCCAGCAAGGTCATGAGGGCAACCCTCCTTTCCATTTGACCAGTATAGCTGCCCATCTATCCAGTGTGCATCACACTCTGGACATAATCCGTTATTCAGTGAGCGTTCCACGAGCTCTCCGAAGTTCTCTTAATTCTTCAAAGTCTTTTTGTTTTGTGCCACCATCATAAGGCCAGGCGTATCCCTCTCCAATCATTTCTTCATTGAGAGAGAAGTTGCTATCCCCAATGTATAACCAGCCAAGAAGACGCCCATACTTCCCGACACCCCCATCCAACTCAGTACGGATAACAAGATCATCATCACCAATAATAGCACCTTCAAGCTTATCCTTGAGCCAGTTTGTTGCATCGATTCCAAGTGCCTTCTCCTCTAAATTTCTAGTTCTTTTTTCTGGCGTATCAACACCAGCTATACGGACTCTTTCTTTTTTATATAAATCAAATCCTAAGTCTATTGTAACATCAATTGTATCTCCGTCAAGCACCTTGTTAATTTCTATCACTCGGAAGTTATAACAACTCTTCCTATTTGGTGGGGTCATTGTTCCCATTATCCATCTCCATGTAAGCCATACGAAGTATATAGTAGATGTAACATGATACCACCATTACAAGTATAAAGATCATAATATTCACACTATGAACTACTGTCATAGTATTTCCTTCAATACCCACTCATTAGATAAAACAGGTTCACCAAACAAATCTATTTGTATGTTATGTGCATCTACTTCAAGATCATCTTTATCCTTACGACAGTGTAACCAATAGTATGTGCCATCCTCTCTTATGTAAAAGTAACTGGTGTTGTGTGAGTCAAGACAAAAGACAGCATATAAGTGAGGATATTCTCTCTTGCGATTTGGGTCTGGTTTACACATCTTACCCATGTTCGCATACATGGGTGTCTTACCACTACCATGAGGGGTGGGTATGTCTCTTAAGACATGCCAATCATATCCTGTCATTGCCAGAATTCGTCCAGTACATCTAACGTTTTGTTTAGATATTCATTCGCACCATTACACTCCCATTCTCCTTTCTCTCCGATTTCACATTTGTAGTGTAATTCTCTTTTAAGTTGCATCAGTTTATTGGTCATTGCAACCTTGTCTAGTCTTCCGTTCATTAGTCTCTTTGCCTCCAGTCATCTGATCTTTCTTGGTGAAACCAATCTACTACATCTTCTGGTTTATAAAAACCCCTGCGATGATTACTTGAATCGGGGTCTCCTATGTTCAAGTTATTCAAAAAAGACTCATCTGGATCTGTACTCATCCGACGAGCCTGATTTAGCATACCTCTTGCAGAGGTATTTGCCTTTGCTAATTTTTGTGCCCATATCATATCGGTCATACTTACTTCTGTACCAGCAGCGATTGCTTTACAGATTCCTTCAAGTCGAAGACGGTATTGCGTTGATAACATTTACTAATAGTATTGATAAGTATATACTATGTAGTTATAATTAACCTATCGTTTTGTAGTTTGATATGAGAGTCATAATAATTAAAAAATTAACTCCTAACCATGATCCAAAGATGAACCACAAGACAAAACTTGGTACGGTTATTGATGATCCAATGTTGATATTATTTTTCATAAGATCTTATATGCTCCCAATAGATATTTATATTGAAATCTAAAGAGAACCTAAAAGAATGAGACCAAATGCAACAAATACCATGATGCCCATACTGATTACAGTATAGTAAAACCACATTGGTATCGTATTCATACTACATATGCATAATTGATGGAAGTATAAACTGCTATGCAGATTAATCCAAATAAAATGGTTGCTGATTTAATTGGTAAGTCTTTCATTATTCTACCTTAATAATTGAATCCAAAGAAAAAGGATGATCCTGTAGATACGGAACATCCTCTCTTGCGTGTCTTACTGCTTCAAATGCATCTTCCGCATATTCACCAATTTCATGGTGTTCGTTTTTTTGATCGTGCCAACCTAGTTCGTAGTGGGACATGATAGTTTCAACTCCAGTACATTATTATTTATTATAACACACTAGGTAAAAATACGCATGAATATGAGGGATCACTAACAATTCTTATTCATACTCTCAGTCATGTTTCCACCAACTTCAGCACCCTGATTACCACCAAACATTGCTATCCAACCAGCAGCCACCCAGCCAACAAAAGGAATCCCACTAACAGCAGGAGCGGCAGCAGTACCAATACTAGTGCCAACCAAACGTCCTGTGTTTTCTCCTCCTCCGATTGCTTTGATGCAAGCGATGGTTTTGTCACTGGGTTGGTTTCTTTGTCCTTGAGCAGACGGATCAATCCATGATGTTGGGGTTGATACTGGCCCACCGTGATGCTCTGCACCATCCATTGTGTATTCAACAACTCTTTGAGTCGTGTTATTGGCCAATCCCAGAAAGCCACCTTTTTTCTTCACATCCTCCGTAGTAATCATTACTTTAGGATCATTTGCTTTATATGCAATCTTATATCCTTCTTCTGTTACTTCGGCTTGGTATGTTGTATAATTACCGACTGGTATGTTTAATGTTGGCAACTTGTTATTGTTTCTAGTTGCAAGTAATCCTATCATCCCAATATGGGATATCCCTACTAGGGTTCCCAAACTTACTCCAATCCATTTATTCATAATTAAAAATTAATTAATCTTTTTTGTTAGGTACAATTTGTACTGGTGCTTGTTCAATACGAATAGTTTGTGCAGGGGCAGTTTGTGATGCTGCTGCAATTAACTTCTCCATATCACCTTTACTTACTCCTCCACTAGATCCACCACCTTGAGCTCCTCTCTTAGATGTTGTGACGCCAAATGTGGCCAACACGCCTGTAAAAACTGATGCTATGAATGTCGGATCAAGATCTTGTTTTGGTATCTTCAGAGCTTCTGGTAACTCAACATATGCAAGTGTGAGTATCGCTCCACTCCAAACCAGAATTCCAAGACGGACAAAGGTGGAGAGGATCATCATCTGCTCCTCTTTATCTTCAGATGCCTCTTTTAATTTACTAAAGAAACCTTTCTTTTTCGGTTCCTCTTTCTTTTCTTCTTTAATTTCGTCAGCCATAATTATATTATTATGTCCAACTATTTATCATCTTCTAACATACTAACTAACACTTTGCAATGTGGCAAGAACTATAGATGTAAAGAACCAATATGGAACATATTTAAATGGAAAAGGTTTCATACTAAACCTGCCATGCCTGCTGCTGTTCCTACGACAACAAAAAATCCAAACTCTATTAATGGGTAGTATGGACTAAAAAATACTTTCTTCATGCTTTTTGGATTGAGGGATAAAAGTGAAAAGACCTTTCGCTCTAGGCGAATGCTATGTTACCTACACCTGTGACGATGTAAAGTGCTACTACTGATGTGAATAAAATGTGATACATTATGCTCCTTGATATACTGGGGTCATTACTCCACCGCCTTCATCGTCGTCGTCATCGTCACCGTTGAAGGCTCGTAGAAATAATTCTAAAAATACTAGGGCACCTATCGGGTAGAATGCCCATAAAATTGCTTGAAAAGGTGTAATTGTACTTGGTTCTAAACCTGTCATTTTACACGAAGCCAGGTATAATTTGACCTGTTGTAAGATATGCACCTATTAATGCGATGCATCCGATGACTGCTGCAGCACCATTAAGTCTTTCTGCTACAATCTTTTCCTTACTAGGATTTTGGTTCTGAATGTTCATTATACGATGCCTGGAATAAGTTGTCCTGTTACCAAATAGGTTCCACATAAAAGCATGAAACCCATCATCGCTGGACGGCCAATGGCCTTCTGGAAGATGTCCTTGTTATTCATTAGAATATGCCAGGAATGATGTTGCCTGTTGTTGCGTATGCACCGACTGCTGCTACGAAACCTAACATTGCTGCCCAACCGTTAAATCTTTCTGCTTCTGGAGTCATGAGTTTGTACCTTTCTTGAATTGTGAATTGTGTTTTGATTTTCATCTTAGAATAAGCCTGGTGCTATCCATCCGAATAGACCGTAATTAATTGTTCCGATGATAAGACCAAGCATCGCTAGACGACCATTGACCTTTTCTGCATATTTCCAATAGTGATGATTTTTATCCATTAGAATACGCCTGGAATGATTTGACCTGTGGTTGCATACGCACCGATGAGTGCGATAAAACCAATCATAGCCCAACGACCATTTACTTTCTCAGCGTTCTGTGGATATCCTTCATATGAGATAGACTCATCGATGTATGAACGAGTTTCAGCGGGGAACATATTCTGTCTGCCACCTGATTCAGTTGTTGTAGTCATTGAATTATTAACTTATGTAACATTATTATATATAAAAGTTTAACTTTTGTCAAATTTCTTAACATTCGGATGTCCGAACATAAGTAAAAATACCTTATCTAACATATAATTTAATCTTATCTTAATATTCTTCTTCTCTATTCATTTCATATTGTTTGCAATAACCATGCACATCTACTTCCATTTTATAATGTGCTTGTGTATGAAAGAACTCTATTAATATGAATACACCTATGATCATTAAGTTGGTATAGGTGACAGGATGAGTGATAACTTCTAATATTTTTTTCATAAAAGTATTGTACCATAAAAAAAGACCCCTGCAATGCAGAGGTCTGATCCATCTCGAACACAGTTATTTAGAATGTGTATCTAAGACCTGCTTTTCCAGATACGTCAAAGTCATCATTGTTTGTAGCACCATATAACTCACCATATACAGATGTTTTCTCTGTAAGTGACTTACCGCCACCAATGTAACCAGCGATTTCTACATCACCGAACTCATCAGCAGTTTCAGTATGTTGAACTGTAGGGCCTACAGACGCATACCAATTGATTCCGTTTGTAGTTGTTCCTTCGTAACCAACTTGAACTTCAACGTTACCAGATGAATATGCACCATCAGGATATGAACCGTTTGCTTCGATATTAACGTATGGGCCAGCAAACGCAGCGCCAGCGAATAGGAATGGAGAGGCAGCTGCAGCTGCGATTGTTGTTTTAATAGACATTTTTTTATAATTATCTCGCAGACAAAAAAAACCTGCGGATGGCAACTCCCTCGACAAGGGGATTGTACATTCTACGCAGGGTTACGATCTTTCGGGCCCATTGTTGTATGTAATGGTATTTATTATACATTCTCTTCGGGATCATGGCAAGTATTTACTTTCCCTGACATTCTGGTGGGATACGGCCAAGGTATGGATCATAGTTAAACAACTGACTTTGATCCTCCATCTGTGCAAGTTGCTCT